TCAACAGCTTCTAGCTGGTCTTCTTTCTCTAGGTCAGTCTTAACCCATTGGACTTTAACTTGTCCGTCATCGCCGTAGAGGGTAGAGGTTCCCTTAACATTGTAATTGCTAGGGCAGATTCTAATCATATCGCTGTCAGGGGCATACCCTTTTGCAGCGGCTTTCTTTCTTACAGCTCTTTTAAATGATTGTGCGGTAGCGCGAGAAACGCCCATTAACTTAGCCACCTGATGCTCAGAGTGACCTTTTATATATAATTTAACGGCGGTTAGTTGCTTCTCAGTAGAGCAAAATTCTAAATGATTCGCGTCCATTGTGTAACTCCCTTTAGTTTACCACTTAACCTTATCGGCCCAGTATGCGCCTAACATCTTAACCTTGTCTATATTCTTCTTATGTCTAGCTTTAAAGGATGCGCGTTTAGCCTTATCAGCATCGCTCTCACCCTTTCTTGGCGGTTTAGTATCTGCACCTTGCTGGCCAAAACGTATCAGCTTAACCTTGTCGCCCTCTTTAGCGAGAACAACATGGCTTTTAGTGCCATGCTTAGGTGTACGTTTAGGCTTATTAAAGCCCTCTAAGTTATTCTTTTCTAGTCGTGGGTCTTTCTTAGCCATGCGATCACCCTAGTGGATTTTGATTGCTTTTTTCAACCTGATAACTAATCCTTTCAATTTTGCTTTCCAGATTGCTAATTCTGCTTTTATTGACGCGAACGCCGCTTTGAATTTCACTTGTATCCGTTTCTTTGATTCCACTAATCTTTGTTTCAACATTTTTAATATTCCCCTGTATGGTTGCTATGGTTGCTGAGATGTGGCTTATATCACTATTCTGTTGTGTTACCTCAAGTGTAGTCAATCTACGCTCAAGCGCACGTATTTCTTCAACATTATAAATTTCAGCCATTTTATTTTCTAAGGCTTCTAACTTTGTCTCCATTGTCACAAACGAGGCTACTACACCCGCAAAGGCGGTAGCTATACCAATCCATGTGCTAATTTGTTCTGCTCTCATTATGGTTGCATCTCTATGTTATCAGGGTAGAACTCACCTTGCATATTTGAATTCACTAGCCAAAACTGATTCTCTACACCTACGACTTCACCAGCCCAAGCTACGTTTAGTTGGTCTAGGTACATCTGATCTATTTGTACAGATGCGGAATCGTAGAATGCTTGAACAGTACCGGAAGCCTGTGTGACAAAGGTCGTTGATTCAATTATTGCTCCTTCGTACTGTTCAAGCATATTTTTAGTCCGACTAGCTACTACCATACCTTCTATACTAGCCGCATACTTATCTCTTGTATCCTGCTTTATTTCTCGCAAGTCGTTATCAGTTGCATACTTCTCCATGCCGATCTTAGTTGACTCATTGGCAACCTCTATCTCAGCAGCAATAGCGGTAACGGCAGCCATCTTTTCAGCTTCGTTAATCATTGTATTTTTTTGCTCTTCAAATTCAATTTGCTGGCCGATAATCTGATCTTGAATCAGCAAAGCAGTGAGGTGCTCTTGAGTGGATTCGGCGAGTGCCAAAGAATAGGCAGCATTAAATGCATTGAGTTGTTCTTGGGTAACATGGTACTGCTTGCCAGTATCAGGATGCACAATATCAGTAGTGCCATCGACCATATTTTCAGCCATTTGCGAAATGAAATTATTAGCCCCATCACTTATTAGGCTGTCTATGACGGCTGTACTGTTTTGGAGGTCTGTTTGACTCTTCGCGGTAAACGACAGGCTGATCAGGAACCCTATCAGGGCGGTGTTTATAAAAAGTGTACGCATCATTTCCAATTAATCCTTGATTAGTCGGGCAGGGCGTTCCCGATTCATATAAAGCCCACCATACCCTATGGTCTTGGCACATAACACTAACAGCAGCCACTTTTAGACCTAGAGCCTGTAACTGTTTAGACAGCTTTAAACGCTCACAGTTTTGATCTACGACAGGCTTGCCAATGGCTAATCCAAACATTTGTGTTTGTACGCCAGCACTACCAGAAAACACACATACGTCCTGATTGTAGCTAGAGCCGCTCGGAGCAACCGCAGTATTAACTACAGCGCCCTCTTGTGTAACGGTCGTAGTCGTTCTGTTATCAATGCTCTCAGCGCTTTGCTGGTTGTTAGAGCCAAAGTCACCTACTGTAGCGGCTTGCTCTTCTTGTGCGTTACAAAAATTTGATAATTGCAACAACAACAATAATAGGAGTAAGCGAACAAGCAATGACTGTTTTATATAGTCCATCAATTTTACCATCCAATCTGTCGAGCCTTGTGCCGCGCTCTTCTAGTATCTTTTCTATATTCTCATAACGTACAGCGCATACGTTTTCGTGACCCTCTATACGAGCTAGAGCCTTGTCGATTTTCTGTTCCATTGTTAAATCCATTACATTTACTCAGGCTTAGTAGGCCAAATAATATCTTCGTATGAAGCTGCGGATGCGTTTGTTGTCGGCATGTCGCGTAGAGCCTGTCTATAGGTAGCCCATTCTACTTTCTTAGCATCTGTAAGAGGTGCATCAGCAAGTTGGGTTATGTCGCATTCTTGCAACAAGTCCTTTCTTACTCTTCGCATCTTACCTACGTAAGTTTCTGCGGCTGCGGCTAAAGCGGCGGCAACATCGCCACTAGCTAGTAATTCTTCTATGTTAGGCATCTGTTAATCCTATAGGGTTAAATATCATCCAAGTGTCTACGGCTACTGCTTGCAACATCATAGTACCACCAACAGCTAACGTAGGGTTATTAGTAAACGCCGTCAGTGTCAAGCTAGGAAAATAATATACGTTTTGAGTTGTGCCACTACCATCCCTATCTATCGTTATCGCACTGCCGAAGACGTTAGATATTTGCCATATATCGCCTACGTTAGCTGTAGAAGTACTAATAGTTGTAGACGCTACACAAGCAGGTAGTTCAAACTCAAACGGCCCCCCAGACGCAACCATGTGTTGGCCTCGGTATTGTAGCATCTGAGCTACAGATTTATTTGAACTAACAAAAGTATCAAATGGCCCTATACCACCAATACTCATAACCTTAGCCTTAGCTGCGTTTGGCATATGTAGGTCGTAAGAGCTTTGGTCATTACTAGCGTCTGGGCTTTCTAATATTGCTTGCTTACCACCTAACTTTAGCTCGCCAATATCACTTTTTATATACCCAGAGGTTGTGAAGTAGTCCGCACCAATGTTTAATGCTATTTTGTGACCAGCGCGATAACTATTATCAGTGTAATCAGTAAATGGGTCAGCAGCTCCGCTGCCGTCAGCTACGGTAAAGACTAAAGAAGCCTTATGTTCCCCATCATCAGAAGAGTTAGTACCAGCACAATAAAATGAACCGTAAGATACTTTTCTATCGTCTTCATTTAGCCCAGTAAAAACAAAACCGCCTAAAGCGACTGATGACGCTACGTTCGTTATTGCTTTATCCCTAAACACCTCTATAAGAGGCATTGCGCCGGAACCTGTGCTTGTCGATATAAACTGGTGATAGTCGTTAGTAGCTATAAGAGCGCCGTTAACTGTAGTAGCGCCTGTTACTTCTAAGTCGCCACCTACAGAAACCCCAGAGGTAGTTGTTAAGCCTGTCGGGTTATTTAAAAAGCCAGTGTCAGCTTTAGATGTGAAGTTAGTCCAGTCCCAAGCCCTATTATTAACATCGTCTCCCGCAGCATATCCTAAAGTTCTACCAGCTCCTTCAAGTGTTGACGGGTCAGACGAATCTATTACAGGTGCGTCCAGCAAGTGCCAGCCACCCTCATTAGATTGCAAGTAAGGATCGTTTATAAGTGTAACGCCAAGGTCTGCTGTTGTAGCTGACGCATAGACTTGTAATGCAGAACCCTCAAACGCATTGCCTGATTTAATTCTAAATCTATTAATTGAGGTTGCGCTGTAAGAAAGGTATTCAGATACGCTAATTAAAGCATCTTGTGCAAAAAGTTCTGAGGCTGTAAATCTAGCTGTCTCATGACCAGCCGCATCGGTATTATCAACAACAATAAACTCACCAGATGCTCGCTGTATCGTAGTGACTGCATCCCTACCTTTGCATATTGCTATTGTGTACCAACTATCAGTTGTGGGAAAGTCGCCGTGGTTTTTATAGTCTGTGTAAAAGCCCTTTGTAGATTTAACTGCACCTGTTACGTCTATGCCTGTTGAGGTGGTTTCTAGCTTAGTGCCTGCACCTGTTGCACCAGTATAGTTTAAAGCGGCTGAACCATTTGTTGTAAACTTAGCCATATCCAGTGATTGTTCACTATCACGCAACGCAATAAAATCACCATTAGTCTGAATGCTTAATATGCCAGCACCAGCATCTTTAATAAAACTGTCAGACCCACTATGGAATATCTGTAAATCATTCCCTGCCCCAAAAAACGCCTTTTCATCATCACCTAGCTTAACACCATCAGCAGTAACCGTACCTGTTACGTCAATGCCTGAGCTGTCTAAAGTTAAAACTTCAACGTGACTAGCGCCATTCCTAATGTGGAATTGCATCTCGGCTTGCTCAGTGCTATCACCAACATTAGTAGTTTTTACTTCTTGGAAAGCATAATTTACAGTCTCTTGCTCAGGCGATACGTCATTTTTGCCATACCACGTTATTTGACCTAATCTTTCATTTACAGCGGCAGGCGCATTGTTGAATAACCATATATCAGGTTTTGCATCAGCAGCAGCACCCGTTGAAGATATTGTCAAAGCCTCATCACAAGTAACCGTACCTGTTACGTCTATGCCTGAATCAGTAGTTTTGAGCCTTTCACCTTTAGTTCCTGTATCGCCTTGCCAATACAAATACGCTTTATCAGCATTCCAACCTAAGCACGTTTCATTAGCGTTATTTCTTAATGTTCCTGACTCACCTCTTATTTCTAAATTACCACTACCACTCTCGTGAATGATTGCATTTCCAGACGCATTTTTGTATATTCTAAAATCATCTGATGTACCCATTGTTAGCTTTTTATCGTCAGCTAAGTTGACACCATCAGCAGTAACCGTACCTGTTACGTCTAAGCTAGAAGCTATATCTACACCTGAACCCGTAGCTTTTAAGGCATCAATGTGTCCACCGTTATTATTACCAACTCTTAAAATAACTTTTTCGTGCGTATCATCTCCAGCGTGTATTACTAGATTAGTAAGAGGTGAGTCAACACTGTCTGCTTCTGTGTATATTAAGTGCTGATCATTCTCTGGAGTGCTGGGGTCAGCAAGTTTTATTGTTGTACAAGCAACTGTTCCTGTAGTTGTTGTAGATTCACCACCAGTTAGGTCAATGTAGTCAGCAGTTAAACCGTCAGAAGCAGTAACCGTACCTGTTACGTTTATGCCTGTAGCTGTAGTGGCTAACTTAGTACCTGTGCCAGTTCCACCAGCCCAGTTTAAAGACGCTGTACCACCTACGCTAAACTTAGCCATATCTCTGGCATTAGCACTGTCGTGGAATGTAATAGAATCGCCATCACTTTGTATGCTTAGTATTCCTGTGCCGCGATCTTTAATGTAACTATGATTTCCGCTGTGGAAAATCTGCAAGTCATTAGCAGTACCAAATTGTGCGTACTCACCGTCATCCATTTTTAAGCCGTCACAGTCAACCGTACCTGTTACGTTTATGCCGTGGGAGTCCGCTACTAAAACATCTACATCGTTATCTGTTCTTAATACAATCTGGTCGTTTCCGTCATCAGCAGAATGTATAACTAAACTAGAGCGGTTAGTAATAGTAGATTCTGTATATATTCTGGCTAAATCAGTGCCATCATCTCCGTCATTAGTTGAAGTAGGGTCATTTAAAACAATTTGCTTACAAGCTATAGTGCCTGTAGTTGTTGTGGATTCACCACCAGTTAGATCGATGTAGTCGGCGGTTAATCCGTCAGAGGCGTTAACTGTACCTGTTACGCCTATACCTGTTTCTTTAGTAAAGAGTTTAAGTCCTGCGCCAGAAGCACCGCGCCAAGATAGACCCGCATTATCAGTGTCCCAAGAAATTAATTCTTCATCAGAATCGTTATTTAACGTCCCGTATATTCCTGATATTTTTAAAGCACCAGTACCCGTCTGTTTGATAACTCCGTTTTGGCTGTCATCTTCATATATCTCTAACTTACCACCTGACTCTGCACCGAATGTAACCTTATCAGTACCATCAACTTGTATATCATTAGAGCCAGTAGAATTACCTTTAGCAAGCAACTCGGCGAGAGTATCGGACGCTTCTACGTCTGACAGCTTCGCTATTACATGACCACCTTTAAGAGAGCCATCGTGAACACGTAGAGTGTCGTCAGTTGTATCGACAGTTACTTCACCCTCAGCACCAGTAAAGCCTGAGCCGTCATCGTGCTGGGCTTTAGTTCCACGTCTTAATTTTATTTCAGTAGCCATAATATTCTCTGTTTAATTTACTGAGGCTCAATAGGCCAAGTTACTTCGTCAACATGATCAAGGTCATCTAAGTTAGACATTAAATCTCTAAGCTCTTGCCTGTATGTTGCCCAAGCCGCTTTTTCCTCATCAGATAAAGGGCTGTCATTAAATTGCGTATAGTCTGAATTCTTTAACAGATTATTGCGTATATTTTTTGTGTTTAGTAGTTGTAAGCCGTCCATTTATCGCTCCGTACTCGTTAAGTCTAAGGCATTAAACTGTGTATCTGTAGTATTTAATCCGTAGTCTTCTAAATCTTCAAACTTAGGTATGCTGGAGCCGTTACCGCCATCACCATTAAATGCCAACCTTGAGTCGTAAGCATTGTTGGCAGATACAGAGCCTTGACTCCCTATTTCAAATGTTTCACAAAAGTTTGTCAATGGCTGCAATACTGAAACAATAAGCCTTGAAAACCTGCGGCCTACATCATCTCCATCTGTCCTATTATTTCTTATATAAAACTTATCGCCAGTTGCAAAAGTTACATCTGTCTGATTATAAATGGCTGTACTTACTGCACCAGCCGTCTCTAAAACTACCGAGCCAGCACCATCATCTCCAGCGGCTATTTTGTAAAGTTGAGTACGACATCTTATATTTCCATCCTGCCCTTGTGCCATTACTTTAAATCTATAAGTCCCGCACTTTGCAACAGTCCAAGTTTTAGAGTAATAATCATAAGCGGTAGAGTGACCGTTGTTGACCCCGCTACCATTGAACCCTGTATTCCTAGCCCAAAAGATAATTGGCTTTTCACCAGCCGCAACATTACCTAAAGCTAAATGACTTTGCCTCGGAGCACCACTTGCGCCCTCACCAATCGCTAACTGATTATCTTTTAGCGCTTGCATAAGCTGCTGAGTTAAAGGCGCATCTACAGCTACCTCTGTATCTGATACTGCTCTGTATGTAGTCATAAATTCCTCAAACTATTGAATACGGCTCTTGGCCGCCTGACATTTTAGCACTAACATTTAGGCGTAATTGTAGCCCAGTAGCAGCGCCACCGCCATTATTTACACCATCTACGCAGGTCACTATTTGACCATCAAAGTAGTTAAGGTGGCTTGCATCGCCAAGATTACTACCTGTGGCTGGATTGCTTGTAACGGCTACAGACTGAACAACACCACCTACGGCGGTCGCAGTTAATGTTAATCCTGTTCCTTGATCTGCTGTTACTTCTGCGGCAACTATAGTGGATGTGTTGTTAAAGTTTTGGCCGCCAGCAACAACAGAGGCACTTATAAATGTTCTACTGCTTGCCGCTCTATTAGCATCATTAGATATAAATGAGCCTGTAGACCTAACGCCCAAGTAAGGTGATTGCTCTGTACCTAACCCGCCATTAGTGTTATTTAAGGAGTTAAATCCCTCACTTGTATTATCTGCATTAGCCTTGTTAAAGCCACCAATATCATTAGCAGTTACTCTACCCCTGTTAAGAGTTCCGAATCTAAACTGTTTAGCCTTAATTAAAAATTGTTGTTTTTTACTATCAAACTCTGTCGATAGAACCTGCATCTCTGTTTGTATTTTTTGCTCGCCATATATGTCAGTTATATGCCTAGTGCTTAAATAAAAATGATCGCCTGTAGATAACTGGTCATAGGAAGCATCAAGTTTGAAGCTGCAAGAAATAGGTGTTTTCTTAAATCTATTTAAAATTCTTTGACTTACACTTGTAGCTACAGACGAATCTTTTACACCCCAGCCGTAAATTACCTTGTTTGATTCTTTGGCGTATTCAAAATCTGTTTCAGAGTCAGAGTCAATATTAACGTATAAATTTTTAAATGATTTTGGCTTATCTTTATCATCAGTTGAATTTCGCAGATTGTAGTAGTAGTAAACTCTTGAGATTCTATCTTTGTCCGCTTTTATTAGCTTATAGCTATCTTCAACTATATGGTCATCTGTAACTCGAACTATGCTGTCAGTAGTAATCTCTGGAGTCTCTGCTCTCATAACAATCTGCGAGCTTAAATCATCGTAAAAGAAATTAACGCCAACCATAGAGCCAAGTTGTGATAGTTGCTTATTAACTTCTTTAGGCTCACTAAGAATCATATTTATTTTAAACGTGTCTAACCAGTTGGTTTTTTCGTCAACCCAAGAATAAATACCACCTGTCTCGTTATTACATGCAGCGGCAGGTACGCCAGCACCAGTCACGAGCATTTCATATGCAACATTATTAATTGTCTCGCCTACTACATTATCATTGTCATCTAAACCAGTGTAGGTGCCAAAAAATAAACACTTTTGTATTGAATCATCTACGTCGTAGGCTTCTGTGTTTCCTTTTGTTCCCCACTGATTTCGGCTTGTAATATCTAAGGCAGCCTGACTGCCACTAACATCTACGCGATACCCTAATATCTCATCATTAATACGAACAAAGCCTGTGGTATTATCAGCTCCAAATTCCGCTGTAACTAATGCTTTATCAGAACTACTAGAGCCAACTAAAGATATATCATCTTTTTTCAAGTTTATATGGTTGTGGGTAGATGTATTTAAAGACTCTGCTAATGAAAATCCAGATGGTTTTGGAATTTTAGCTTTTAACTCATCTGCGAGAGTCATTGGGTCTTTGCATTTAATAGTTAGTACATCTCTATCCAAGAACATAGAGTCAATTATGTATTTCTTTTTTCCGTCTTGTGTTTGTATAGAGCCATCGTAAGCCACATAGCCGTCAAAAACTTCTACAGTACGACCTACATAGTGTGGGTTTCTAGCTAAAAACTTCTCAAAGTAACTACCTTGATCTGTCGTAATGTAGCTACGACTAGCGGCGTGATCATCTGTATCTGTATCGGTAGACATAAAGTCACGTAGCTTGATAGTGACGTTAGACCTTAAAGATATACCTTTAGTTGGTACTATCTCTGTAGGTGCGCTAGACACTGATATAAGGGCAGAGTGTGCGTGCTTTTCAACACCCGTTAATCTATCACCCATCTCTTGACTAAAAATATACTGCCTTTTACCTGAGCTATCCAACCTATATGCCTGTAATGCTTGGCAGGTTTCTCTAGTGTTAAAGCAAGGCTGTCCAGCAGCGTCAGCAGTGCATCCAGACGGAAAAGTGTTGCTACCAAAAGCGTTATCGCAAAAATCTAACGAGAGCCTAACGTACTGCATTGGAACTCTAGGTGATAGCTTGTGTGCGTTTTGATATATATTATTTAGAGTTTCTTCTTCATTGTTATTGGCCGCATTTACAAGTTTAGTCGCGCCTGTTAGTGGCGGGTTATTTCTGTAAGGGTGAACTGCAAGAGCATCTTGGTTGTTGTCTCTACCTGCTTGCATAACATCAGTTAAACCAGCAGCAGAGGTTTCAGAGATTGATAGGTTGTATTTATGCTTTAGATAACCTTGTATAGCCCAGCGGTTATGGCGACTTAGTAAAGCATCAAAAATCAACACTTCGTAAATTGTGCCTGACGTTTCTTCACCTGCGATATTCTTCATCAGGTTAATAACAACGTCATTGTCTAGTTTTATTTGTGAAGCCTCAGCGCCACCATAGTTATTAGCGTTATTTACATCAACGTATTGTATGGAATTATTATACCTGCCATCACCTAGCAACTCAAAAATCGCAGGTGCGCCGTTAGTAACTGTTACAGAGCTTGTTGCAGTTTGTGTCGCGTCATTTACATCCTGAAATGTAAATTTTGGCTCTATTTCATCAGAGTCTTTTTCTTGAACAAAAGTC